TTTGTTGGAAGATTTGTTGGATGGGCGACAGAGTTATTTTTAAGGAAATGATTGTAAGTCGTTATATTTAAAGGGGTTTATCTGGTCGGAGCGAGAGGATTTGAACCTCCGACCCCCACAACCCCATGACGGTGAAAACCATAATAAAAACAACAAGATATCTAAAATTTTTGTTGGTAGACGACGATGACAACAGCTTGATTTTAATGATTTTTTTACCCTGTTTGTTGGACGGGTTTTAGCCTCTTTTCAGAGGCTATCTGGTCCCTTCGTTAAGCAACGGCGTTCGTATATAGTGGTTCTGGGCAGACCTTGTTTTATGCCCTGAGATCTCCAGATCAGGCAGGGTTTTCAGTTTGTGCATAAGCCCCTTGTGATCCGATACGCCCTTGGCCTTCATATCCTTGTGAGTGAACTTTTCTTCTATCAGGCCTTGCTGGATAGCTGTATTCATCAAGTCTCGCCAGATGCCTTTGACGCTTGAGTAGTTCCTGTATCCATTGCCGGCTTTGGTTTGCAGCAGGTATGGGTTTTCCTTGTCAGGCTGGATGGATAGCAGTTTGTCTACAGCCGTTCTGAGTCGCGGCGTCCATTGGGTTATTTCATCAAGTGAGCCCTTGCCTCGCTCAATCAGCACTCCTTGCTCAAGTATGTGTTTGTCGGTTCTTAGCTTCAGGATCTCGCTCATTCTGGCCCTGCAAATATACCCGATCTCCATTAGCGCATAAGCCCTTGGGCTGGCAATGGCCAGCACCGGGTAATACTCTTCGTCCGATACATAGCGCTCCGACTTATCGCTGCTGGTTCTGGTGATGTTATCGCAGGGGTTAGGCGGTACATTATGGAAGTATTGCAGTGCATGCTTCCAGGCAACGCTGATAATGGATAGATGCAGGCTGGCTGTGTTTTTGCTGGTCAGGCTATCCAGGTAGCACCGTATAACAATTGTGTCGATTTTGTTCAGAGGAACATCGGCAAAGGTTTTGTAAGGTTTCATCATTGGGCAATTTTTAATGGCAGGGATAGCCCACTTCAAACGCTCAAGCTTGCTGCGCGGCACCAGGCTTTTAAACTCTTTGGATGACGGGTATTCATCCAGCAGCCAACCCAATGTGCGAGCGGCAGACTGGTTGATTTCGTTGTAGCGATCCCAGACAACATACAATGGCTGGTCATCGGTACACAGCCGGACATCTTTGGCCCTGATGGTTTTGTTTCCCCGTCGCCCCAGGTACTCCCTGAACACGTACCAACCCTTGCTTTTGTATACGTACTTGGGAAGTTGCTGGTTGATTTTTTTACGATTTGCGCCCATTTAAAAACCTCGGTACTGCTTTCTCTTCGGCTTTTCTTAACTGATTTGCTTCCAGGCTGTTGAGCGTTGTAGCAATCACCCCTTTATTGCCCAGTCGGTAGGGTATCGCCTCTTTATCCAGCCATTTCATAAGCGCTGATCTTTGTTTGAAGCCAAGCCACGCCTTTAGCTGTTCTTCCGTTATCAGCTGTTCTGAGAATTTATCCATACCCTACTCCCTGTTATGCCGCCTGCAAGCAATCAACCACAGATCGGTACCACTTGATTTGCTTAACGGGCGTACCGTTACTATGACTCTTTCCGGTGTCCAGTAGTTCCGCATGGGTTTTACCGGCTTCGGTGAGTTCCCAGTGTTTGCCTGCCTTGACCTGTAAGCCTGACTCCATAAGCAGTTGATTTACCTTTCTTCCTGATAGGCCATCAAAGCAGGCTTTGCCCAGCTCGGTGACGGTGAATGTTTTCTCTTTGCGCTCTGACTGGAGCTCTACGCCAAGCATTTTGATCGGGTTGTAGCCAGTTAAAGCTTCGGTTGCTCTTGACGCTGACAACAAGGCTTGATTACCTGACAGCCCAAACAGTTCCGCCAGGGCTTTCTTGTCGGCGGTGATTTTGGCCAGATCAGTATAAGGTGAGCATTGTTCGACGGGTTTAGGCTTGCTGGTTTCCAGGTCATGCCAGCGATCATAGACATAAGCTTGAAGCTCATAGCTGTAGCTCATCGCCATTAAGCAGGACTCGCGTTGAGGGAAGTAGTAACAAGGCTGTTCTTTGTTCTGTGAATTGAAATAGGACGAGGAAAATTTTCCTTGTCCTCCATTTAAAACCTTCGGCACCTTTTTTAAAAAGTCACTGTGAGCCTGACCGCACATCTTGGCTAAGTCCATACTGGACATAACTTCAACACCGTCACGGATCATAATCGGCAGATCAAAAGCAACGGCTTGATTCTCGTTTAAAACTAACTGGCGCATAAAACCCCCTCCGGCTGAGTGCCGGATTTCAAAATTGGTCACATTAATTAATGGTTAATTAGTTTTCTTTCATCGGGTTTGGCAAAGAAAGCGCCCAACCCATGCCATATTTTTTAGCAATACAATCCTCACCATATTGAGCGTGATATTCTTCCAGATCTTCGCGCAACCTGTCAGCGTACCTGGCTAAACGGGCAAGGGCTTTCTCTGCTTCCTCTTTGTCGTAAGCAATAATAAAGCCTTCAGAGCCGTCATTGCTCCTGTACTGGCGCAGAGCTGGAACTAACGGTTCAGGTGTTTTGCTCATACTTTCGCCTCTGACCTATCAGTGTCTGTATCTGCAAGGTACTCGTTGCATTTATCCCAGTGGTCTTCAATCACTTCAAACAGTAATCGCTTTGCTTTGAAAAACTTTTGTCTTAGCTTTGGGTCTTTTGGCAGTTCCATATTAAAAGCAAAGTGCAATGCTTTAAGCTGGCCGAGAATAACAACGTCCTTTTGCTGGTCTTCAGTCATGGCTTCACCTCCGGCGCTTTGGGTATTGGCATCCAATGGGTTATTGAGTTGCAGACACCCATGACATGAACGGTCCAGTTTTCACCATCATAATGACCGGCCCATATCTCACCAGTGGTTAGCATGACCAATACTCGCTTGCCTTTTTCTGGTGGATCGGAAACAGGAATCCAGCTATTCCAGTTTTCATGTGAACGCTTATCACTGGTGTCACCCGGATATGGGAAAAACATGGTTTTGCGAAGTGTTAATACTTTTTTGTGTAAGTGTTCTGCATTACTCTTTAACAAAGTGGAGCCCGCTTTATCCAGGGAATCAATAGCCTGTTCAATCCCGAACAGGGCTGAGTCATAACATTCTCTCAGGAGTCTTTCTCTGACGCTCATTGGTCACACCTTTATCAGTTCTTCAAAACGTGACTTGTCACGCAACATTTCACGATGCACCCCATGAAGCAGGAGGGTGAACAGTTCACTCCGGGTATTTATTAAAGGGAGCTGGCTGCAATTTTTGAAAACCTTTTTGCAGGCCAGGCACATATCCCCGTTTGGCTGATACCGGCATTCGTCAGAAAGGAATGTTCGGGTCATATTGATCCCCACCCTGATACGGGTCCTGCTGTGCCGAATTATTCCGAGTCTGTTGATACTGGTTAGGCACCTGCTGTGCTGGATGATTGACCGGGCGTTGCTGTGATTGTTGCCTCTGCTGTGTCTGCTGCTGATAGCTTTGCTGCTGGCCATTGTCGTTACGGCTATCCAGCCTTTGCAGGACTCCGTTAAAGCTATCGACAATCACCTCTGTTGTGTACCGATCAGAACCGTCCTGAGCCTGATACTTGCGAGTTTGCAGCTTACCCTCTATGTAGAGCTTTGAGCCTTTGGTGACATACTGCTGAACGATTTCAGCCAGCTTGCCGAATACAGCTATCCGATGCCACTCGGTTTTCTCCTGCTTGTTGCCAGCCTGGTCCTTCCAGCTTTCAGACGTTGCCAGGGAAAGATTAGCGATTGCCTTACCATCGGGAGTAAAACGAATATCGGGATCTTGCCCAATATTCCCTATAAGAATTACTTTATTAGCGCCTCTGTATGCCATGTTGTTTCACCTGTCTTCCGTTTAGTACGATAGTTATGTCACTTATGCGAACTGAGTTCGCATAAGCACAGTGTTATCTCGCCTGATCATTTCCATGCGCCACATTCACAAACGTATGTGCCGCCATCTAATGCAAGCTCCCATTTATGTTTGTGCTGCTGGTAGGCGCTGCATTTAACAATTGTTTGGTGACAGCTTCTGTCCATCATGGGCATTGATTTAAAATCCAATCCTGAACAATCCTTGTCTCGATTAATGCAGCTCATACACATGCTGCCCTTGGGTTGATATTCCATAACTTTTGCGTGACCTCACGGAAATGGTTAGTTCGGTGCCAGCGGCAACATAACAACAGCTTGGTTGGGACAGCTACGCTGCCCCACAAGCAAGGGTTATGTGTACCAGTCGAGTTCCGGTAGCCGCTTCGACCAGTCATTAATTTTTATTGCCCACTTCACGCTGATAAAAGCCAGTAAGTAGCAGATCGCAATCAAAGCCAGCTCAAAAACAGACATGAAAGGAAGCAATACAATTCTTGGATTAACTTTCATTGCTTTCGCCCTGCTTTTTGCACAACAATTTCGTGTGCCAGGTAAGCTTGCTCTTCTCCATGCGCTTTAAAAACCTTTTTTCGCCTTCTTTGCAGTCCATCATTTCACCTGTTAGTCAACGCATAACAACCCGCTCAACCGGACAATCCGGTTAGCGCAAGGTTAGGTTCTTACTCAGCATTCTTTTTCTCATCTTCATCATCAGGCCACATAATCCACCAAGAAACTATTACTACGAACAAATAAAAATGATCGAACACGAACTCGCCGATATTGCTGGCCATCCAATAAGTAAAACCTCCAATAAGTAAAACCTCCAATAAGTAAAACCTCCAATAAGTAAAACCCTTTGAGCTATCATGCTCGCTTTTCTTGTTTACTTGCTCAACGTCAGCTTTTTTCAACGAAAACGATTCATTCCCTGTTGCGGTTAACAAACAGGCCTTTTTAACACATGCCCAGGTGCGGCTCCGTGCAGAGTGTCATTCAGCGAATTGGATATTCGTTATGAAACGCTTCCATAGCGAAGTCATAACCACCAGACCAGTTATCAACGCCAGCATCCTCCAGGCATTGCAGCTTGAATGCAGCACGTTTCAGCGCTTCGTATTCGGAAACCGGGATAGTAACGGTTGCTTCTGGCACACAGTGAACAGGCTCAGGTTCCGGGATAGCCATTTGCAGCTGTTCTTCCTGGCTTTCTCTTTGCCTTCTTTCAGCTACAGCATTCAGTTCTTGCTCAGCCATGCGAGCTTGCTGTAATGCGGCTTCGTTCTGTTCCTGCTTACGCTTAGTTTCAGCCGCTTGCTCAGCCTCCAGCTTTTGCCGTTCTTCTTCAGCAATACGCTGGCGCTCAATCTCTGCCAGTCGAGCCGCTTCTTCCCGGGCCTTGCGCTCTTCTTCCTGACGAATCCTTTCCCGTTCTGCTTCCAGTCTTGCAGCTTCGGCCTGTTCATGGCTCGCTATCCGATCTTTGATCAGCAATGACAAATGGCTGGAGTACATCAATAGAATTTGCTGAAGATCCCGGAACAGGAAGTCATAACCACGGCCATTGATTTCAGCTTCCAACAGGTCGTGATTTTCTTCGATGATCTTCCGGTAGTTAGTGACTTCGATTTTTGCCGATGCCAGGGTATCAGCCACCGCCTCACGAATGCTCTTAACGGTCTTTTTGCCTTTGATGGCTCCAGCAAAATCGGCATTCACTGGTGGCACGCAGACAGGCAAACGCAGGTTGATTTGTTCTACATGCTCGTTAAAGCTGGACTGTGCTTCGACAATAATCTCTTGTTTGATAGCAGTCTTGCGAGCCTTAACCAGCTTATCCAGTTCCAGACGCTTGGAGCGCATGGTGTCTTTCAGCTGGTCAATGGTGCGAAACAGAGAATCAATATCCGCTGTCTGTGCCATTGCCTGCTTTTTGGCGGCTTCGAGTTCTTTCTCTGCCTTGGTGAAATGCTTGACCGTGGCTTCAGCGTTGGCAAAATCCTGATCGGTTTGCAGGTCGGTGTTAATGGCTTCGATCTGTCCCAGGGCTTCATTGCGGAATGCTGGCAGGTTGGAGGTTGTTACTTCACCGGCAATCTGTACGACCAGGGCAGGCAGCTCTAAAAGGGCAACGCCTTTTGATTCTGGCTTATGCTCAACCGGCCTAAACTCTGCCAGGTCTTTCTTGAATTGTTCCCAGCCTGCTAACAACGCCTCACGCTTTTCAGGGTTGGAGGTGTACCAGCAATACGCCATGTTTTGCTCAGTACCATCGGAACAAACGAAGATGGCTTTTTCTGCACCGCTGATATAAAGCTGTTGCTCCAACTGGTAGCAATAGTGATCTTCCAGACCAGTGCCGTTTTCCTGATCGAGCATTACCGACTCAGCAACCTTTGCATTCCATAGCTTGTGCTCAAACACAATGGCGTCATCTATGGTCAGACCGTCAAAACTGGCCAGTAAATCGTCCTGAGTGGCAACCACCGGATAGAGTTCTTCACCGATCAGCTTTTCAATAATGGGTCGAGCGCCTGCTTCCGCTGCATGGCCTTTGTCAAAAATGGCTTGCTGGCGTGGCGTGATTTCTTCACGAATACCAGTAGCTTTCTCTGCCAACAGTTGTTGGCGGGATTGGTACTTGCTCGCACCCATCATTGCAGGCGCTTCACTGGCGGTGTAATGGCTGGCTCTCAGATCTAGCCATTCCTGAGTTCCCTGTTTTTCATTTCTGACTAGCATTACTGCACCCCCTGAATCTGCGCTTTTTGTTCGTCGGTCAAGTCTTTGCCCTTGGTCTCAACCATGGCAATTAATGCCTGCGGTGTTTTCTTACCGCTTTGTATGGCTTTCTCCCAGCTTGGGAAAAGGCGGTTAAAGTCGTCTTGCTTGTAATAGTCAGGCAGGGCAGGCTGATCGGGAGCATGCACATTAACCACCTCACCACCAATCTCACGCTCATTACCTTCTACTTCATCAATACGCTTAACGGTTTCTCTGAAGCGCTGCGCGTTACCAGCCGCCGGCCACTGCTTGGAGGCGCGCTTGATAATGGCTTTCTTGGCCATTTCCTCATACCAATCGTTCCAGACGAATTGTGTTTTGGCCTTGCTTTTGATCTTGTCGATTTCAGTCTTGCTCATTACGTCGCAGAGAAAGTCACCCTTGCCGGTTTTGGCGATGCAGTACACGCCGACCACTTCACCACGATCAGTAAACGGGTTCATTTTATGGACTGGCTTCTCACAGGGGCCGAGGTATTCAAAGGTGTCTTTCTCACGGACAATCTCAGCCTTGACGTAATCAATGGCACCGCTATCAACGGCCACCTTCATCAATCCCTTGAAGGAGATCCGCAACTGGCAGACTTGCTGATTAGTTGACTTGTCGTATTCAGGCACCAGGTAAGCAAAACCGTTAGCCGGATTTAACGTCAGCCCACAGGCAGCAACATTGATAATGGCGTTCTGGATGCTGACCGGGCTGCACTTCTGGAGCATTTCACTTTTGTACCAGGCTTGCAGGGCGAACTGGCTTTCTTCCTGCCAGTGGACCAGCTGATCTTTTTCCGCGATTTTAATGAAGTCCTGTTGCTTGGCTTCAATCACCTGTTCCGGGGTTTGGATATTGGCTACTTGTTGCATGAGTCAGACTCCTTTTCAATGTCCCATAATTCATCCCGGCACTTCCAAAGAGCTTTTAATGCCTTGCCTTGACGGTCTATTGCTTTTCCTAATGCCTGATTAGCGGTTTCAAAATCCTGATTGGCTTGCTTGAGTTGATCTTCTGCCAGCTTCAGTTCTTTTTCTTTAAGCGCCAGGCGGCGCATAAGCGCATCGTCGTTAAATTTCATCGCGGTTCTCCAGATCCTGCTTCACCAATTCCTTGGCCAACCCAAAAATTTCCTCAGGCAGTTCTGACAGCATGAGTTGCAGCAAGGCCAGAGACTCGCTGGAGAATTTCAGGTTGTAGTAACCGGAGGTGATGTTGTCTTTACGGGCAGAGAGGAGATCGGCCTCAATACGGGCGGTGCGCTCGTTGGCTTGAGTGTCGATGTAATCCTGACGGGCTTCGTTCAGCCCTTCCTGGTGTGCATGGCGGCGCTCGTCCGCTGATACGGGGCAGTGGTTCATAATGCTTTCCTTGTTTCCTGTTACTGGTCTTGCTTGCTCTGATAACAGATTAGAAGGGAAAAGCTTTAGAGTCAACCAAAAAACTTTATAAATAAAACAAAAATATTTATTCGCAGACCAAAAAAGCCCGCATGAAGCGAGCCTTTTGAGGGGTAGTGTGAGTTAGCGGGTAGTGTCGTACTCTTTCTGATGGGTGTTGTTGTAGTCTTTTGTCCTGATAACCCGGCGCTCATCACTGCGCTCAGTGCCGGACTTGAAGACGATACCGCCGACAGTAAACATTGTGACTGCTGCAATCTGTAGCAACAATCGCACAAAGTCGATGGAAGCATTGAGCGCCTTGGGAGGGTTTCCGATAAAGTGATAACCGGCGTTAAAAGCATGATTCAATGACTCGCCAAGCCATGGAGGAAAAGCCAGCATCAGCCCGGTGATAAATGCGCCAATAATGGCTACATACCGTTGCTCTTCATTCAGTTTTTTCATGTTGTTTTATTTTTTCACTCGTCCACATTTTCACCTCCGGCTTGTGCCAGAGCTGCATGATTAATTCTTTTTGGTGAGCGACAGCGATGAATGATCTTTCCGTCTTCCCTGACACATGAAGATAAACTGAGTCACCTTCGCAGTATGATTTATCAAGATTGATGCTAACGAAGTCGGCCTTGAACGCCTTGGCGATATCGAGATAATCAGGCTTGGAGACTACATAAAACCCCACGCCGCTAGCACCGCTACGCGGAGGCAGGGCGACAACCAAAAAGTCTGGCCGCTCATCTTCAAAGGGCGGAATGTTCCAGGTGCTAAACCCTGGCATTGGGATAAACAGATTAACCGACAACTGACCGGCTGTATGGGAGGACAGCGAATAATCAAACCGGCCTATTGGTGGCAATAACTCTAACTGTGCATCACTCAACCAGCACTTAAAAAAATCTTCTACTGACCGAATTGCCATAGTTCGGCTGTCCATCCAGTTTTTTCGCGCCTTTGTAAACTCAATAGCCGCTTGAATCGCTCGTAGATAAACACCTTCTACCGAGGTATCCATCTCCTGCAACTGAATATCGTCGTCTTCTTTGTCAAGCCAGTACTTCTCAGCGCCAAGTACGTCTTCAATCTGGCGAGCAAACTTATCACCAATGTTTTTTGGGTTTTTATCGCGCAGCACTTCATTCAGCTGTTGAGGCCATTTGCCCAGCTGTCTCGCTAACTCTGCCTTGGTCATATCACGCTGCTGCATAAGGCGAAGCGTCTTTATTCGGCGAACTTGTCTGATATCCATCTCGCCAGTTTAGTCCAGTTTTTTACGCTACATAATTACGCTCAAAACTTTTTTTAAATGAAAAAAGGTTTATAAAGTGCTTGACGTTATAAAGAAATAAACTTTAGTATGAAGTTGCGGATATCGGAGGAACGACAATGAACTTTAAAGAGTTCTGGAATGGATTAACCAGAAAGGAGCAGGTCAAGTTTGCCAAGAGTGTTGGATTCAGTATCGACGTTTGCCGCAATGAGTACCTGTCTCCTAATCCGCAGCGCAGACCAATGCCATCTAAAGCGAAGCTGGCTCGAATGGTGATTCACGGAAAGCGGAAGTTAAAAGTGAAATCACTAATGGAGTATTTCGGTGGTGAAGGTGTTGAGCAGATGGTTGCGGAGCAGAAAAGGAAAAGCCCCGTTTCCGGGGCTTAGAGCAAGCTCACCGTGTCAGGAAAAACACAATGAACAATTCAATTATCGACAAAGTCACACCAAAACTCAAGCAACCTTTTGAGTCGGTCGGGTTTCTGATCTACACAATGCGGGAAAATTACGGCTGGAACCAGACCGAGCTGGCCGCAAAGGTGGGATGTACGCCTGCCTGCGTATCGGCTTGGGAGTCTGGCCGTATGTTGCCCCAGAGTAAAAATGTTCTGCGCCTGGCTGGCGTTTTTGAAATGACGCCCGCTGAAATTTTGATGGGTATGAGCTGCATTGTTCCTGCCGAGACCGAAACCCCGGAACAGGCCGAGCTGACTAACTCAGCACTCAGGGAAGTGATGGAGTTAGAGCCCGGTAAACCGCACCACGGCTTACCCGAATCCGATCAGGAAGCGGAAGAGAGGATCGGTGCCTACAAAGGCGACGACAAGCCAGTGTTCAGCCTGATCTTTACCGGTTCTGAGCTGGCTCATGTTCGCATCGCTCACCGTTGTAAAACCATCGACGTATCCCCTTCGGACTTCCCCGGTCTGGCTATCGACGCCATTGCTGAAGTCGTGAGGGGTGAGTGATGGACGACAGAAAGCAACCGCAATGGATAGTTGCTGAGTGCTCTCAGCCTATTGAGTTCTCTGAAAGCTATCTGACAACGCTGGAAGAAACCTATCCCGACGTTGATGTAATTGGTCAGCTTAACGCGGCGGCTGATTTTGCGGAGGTTACGTTCGACACGCCGTTGAACAAAAGAGGTGTTGTCACCTTTGTGAACAACTGGCTGAAGAGAAACCAGCGATGGGCAGAACGGAACGCAGATAAGTTCCGAGTCTGCACAGAGGAGAGTAAGTCATGAGGGACTACGGCAAGATCCATTGCCAGTTCTGGGGTAGTGAGGATGTGCTGGCAATGTCCGACGATGAAAAGCTTATGGCTCTTTATCTGCTGACCTGCGCCCATGGCAACATTATTGGCATCTTCAGAATGCCTGAAGGGTATATCTCATCTGACCTTAACTGGCCCTTGGAAAGGGTTAGGCAAACCCTTCTGGAACTGTTTCGAAAGGGTTTCATAACCCTTCGGGAAGGGTCTCAATGGCTGGTGATAAACCGCTTCCTGAAGTTTAATCCGGTTGAAAATCCGAACCAGATTAAGGCGGCGTTAAAGCTGCTGAAGAAATGCCCTGCGATTTTGCCCGACGTTGAGGTTCCGCTCAGGCACTTACTGGAAGCAATCAATAAGTGTAACGCTGAAAAAGAGCGCTTGCTCAGGGAATACAAGGAGTTAGAGCGGGTATTTCGTGAGAATGCAAAGGGTTGTGCAAACCCTTCTGAAACCCTTTCGAAACCCTTGGGGAGCCCTTTCGAAACCCTTACCCAAACCAGTAGCAGTAGCAGTAGCAGTAGCAGTAGCAGTAGCAGTAGCAGAATTGTTGTGTCTAACGACACTTGTCCAGCCGAGGCTGAACCGGTCGCGCCGAAAGCGAACCACGCTGAAAAAATTCAGGACGTGTTTGTTCACTGGCAAACCGTGCTCAATCACCCACAGGCAAAGCTTGACGAGAACCGCAAGAAGTTTATCCGAAATGCCCTGAAGTCGGGCTATGACGTTGATCAACTCAAGCTGGCTATCGACGGTTGCAGTCGTACGCCGCACAACATGGGCGACAACGACCGCAACCAGGTGTACGACGGGATTCACATCATTTTCAAAAACGCTGATCAGATCGACCGATTCATCGGCAATGCTGGCAACCAGCTGGTTAGCCAGTTGAGCAAGGCAGGCCGTTCAACCCAGGCAGCGGGCGATGCACTGATGGCTGAAATGTTCGGGGAGAATGTCCATGGATACTAACAATCCCCAGGAAGTGAAATCGTTCATCGACCTGATGACCGGCGTTGCTGAGTACTACGGCAAGGAGCTTTCTCCTGCTGGTATGCGAATCCTGATGAACGCCCTTGCGGTTTACCCGATCAGTGATATTCAACGGGCTTGCAGTACCCATGTTCGCAACCCGGACTCAGGTCAGTTCATGCCCAAGGCAGGCGACATTGTTCGGCTGATCGAAGGCGACACCGGCTCACAGGCAGGGCAGGCAGGCGTGAAGGTGGACAAGGCGCTCAGGATTCAAGGTCCCTACGTGGACGTGTGCTTTGACGACCCGATCATTCACCGCGTCATCGAAGATATGGGCGGATGGGTTCACTACTGCACCCGTTCAAACGAGGACGAGTACGTGTTCCAGCAAAAGGAGTTCGAGCGCCGGTACAAGGGGTATGTCGGACGCCCATTGCAGGAATATCCGAAGCTGTTAACCGGTATGGCCAGCCACAGCAACAGCGTCAAAGGCTTCCAGCGCGAAGAGCTGCCCAAGCTGATTGGCAATCAGGAAAAAGCGTTTCTGGTTTATCAAAACGGCATTGAACCAGGAGCAAAGCAATCAGGGCCCGTTGATTTCTCCCGAATGATTGCGGACATGCGCGCTGGTACCACGCCAGCACTGCCCAATAAAACCAGCGAAAACGGGGGCGGCAATGAACAAGCTCATTAAGTTCTTCACCCAGCGCGAAGTTTTTCACGATGGCACCGAGGGCGACACCCTGTTTGAAGTGCTGCTGTCAACCATCGCCCTAGCAGCCTTTTTCGTGCTGATGACCTGGGTTTTATTTGCAGCGCCCGGCAGCCATCAACACGACCACCGCCAGCCAGTACAACAAGAACAAACAGGGAACAGGGGATAACAGGTCATGGAAAACAATCCGGTTTACGTGTCATTCAGTGGCGCAGAACTCAAAGAGTCACAGCGTCAGTCAATCGCTGCCGACGTAGCGGCGTTTTTGGCAAAAGGCAAGGCCATCAAGCAGATCAGCAGCGGAACCGTTCAAAAAGAGATCCCGAACCTGAGCAGTATCGCCGGGGAGAAGCAACGCAGCCGCACCCGGGTTAAGAAAATCGACCTGGACTATCTGGCCAGGCTGAGAGAGGAGGATTCTGAAAAGCTGCTGGGCCGCGCGGAAGTGATGCAGCTCACCGGCCTGAGCAAGAGCGCGATCAATCACTGGGGTAATGGCACGTGCCTGGTAGAAGTTTGTCGCCCTTTGACATTCAAGGCACCTCACCTCTGGCGGAACGGCGACCTGATCCAGTGGTGTGATCACGCTATCGCTACGGCGAAGGGGTGATCCATGCCTGAGCTCACACTGATCAAACGGCTGGACGGTTCATTCGTACCAGCCACTCACCAGGACGCGGAGAAGTGCAACAAGATCAAGGTCGGTGCCGGTATTCGAGCCCAGTGGAAGCAGAAGCGGAACATTAAGTTTCATCGCAAGTATTTCGCTCTGTTGAATATCGGCTTTGATGCTTTTGAGCCAGCAGTTCAGGAGTACAAGGGCTTTCAGGTGCAAAAGAGCTTTGAGCGTTATCGCAAAGACGTGATCTGTTCCGCTGGATTCTATGACGTTATTGCCAACCTGAACGGGGATATACGCCGGGAGGCGCACAGTATTTCGTTTGCCAGCATGAACGAAGATCAATTCTCGGAGCTGTACAGCAATAGCGTTGATGTGACTTTGCAGCGTGTTCTGACCAATTACACCCGGGGCGATCTTGAGCGCCAGGTAGAGCGAATCATAGGGATGGTGTGATGAACAAAAACCAGATTGATATTTTTTCGGGCGTATCTGCCCGGTTGCAAATGACCGACGCCATTGAGCTGACCAAGCAATCACTACAGGCCCACGGTGCAGAACACGACCATTGGGGCATTGCCTGGAGTGGTGGTAAAGACAGCAGCGCAACGCTCACTTTGATTGTCTGGATGATTGAAAGCGGGATGATCCAGGCACCCAAAAAGCTGTCAGTGTTTTATGCCGACACGCGAATGGAGTTACCACCGCTATCCATTGCCGCCTATCAGATCATTGATGAGCTGAAGGAGCGGGATATTGATGTGCAGATTGTTATGGCTCCCATGGATAAGCGGTTCATGGTTTATATGCTGGGCCGTGGCGTACCGCCGCCCAATAACAACACCCTGAGATGGTGTACACGGCAAATCAAAATTGACCCGATGCAAGACTCGCTGGCTGAAGCCATTGCGGATTATGACGGCAGTATTCTGATGATTACCGGTGTACGACAGGGCGAGTCTGCTATCCGGGATCAGCGAATCACTATGAGCTGTGGCAAGGATGGGGCTGAGTGTGGCCAGGGCTGGTATCAGGAAGTTCTGCCACACGCTAAAGGCATTCGGGGCAGGGTTGCCACTCTTGCGCCGCTGCTGCACTGGCGAGTCTGTCATATCTGGGAATGGCTCAAGCACTGGGCTCCACAAGCGGATTTTGGCGACTGGTCTACTGCCGCTATTGCCGACGCCTATGGCGGGGATGAAGCGGAAGAGTTGAGCGCCCGTACTGGCTGTGTTGGTTGTCCGCTGGCTCAGGAAGATAAGGCGCTGGATACCGTGATTGCCATGAAGCGCTGGGCTTACCTGGCACCCTTGAAAAGGCTTCGGGGTATTTACCGGGCATTACGGGAGCCCCATAACCGGCTGCGTAAGCCAGGCACCGACCGGAATAAAAACGGCTCACTGGAAACCAACCCGCAACGAATGGGGCCCCTCACCATGGAAGCCAGGCAGTGGGCTCTGAAAGAAATTCTTTCTATCCAGGACGAAGTGAACCAGGAAGCCCTGTTTCAGAACCGGCCTGCAATCAGCCTGATTAACGAGCGTGAAGAGGTTCGGATACGGGATCTGATTGGTAGCAATACCTGGCCGAACAAGTGGCGAGGTGATGAGCCCAGGGCAGATACCGCCATGGACCTGATTATGGCGGAAGGCATTGTTCAGCCGTTGCTGATTGCGTGAGGGAACCACCATGAGCCGCAAACAAAAAACCAAAACAGAAAAACAACACCTTGCAGATGTAGCCGAACTCGGCTGCATCGCCTGCCGGATGGATGGCTTTATCGAGTTCGGCGAGTGCCAGGCAACACCGCACCATATCACTACCGGCAAGGGTATGGGTGAAATGCGGAGCGACTTTGAAACGATTCCGCTTTGTTACGAACACCACCAGGGCAAGACGATCAGTGTGCACGGTACACCGGAGAAGTTTCGGATGACCTTCGGCAAAGAGACCGATTTGCTGGAGCTGACAAAACAAGACTTGAAAGAGCTTAGGGCGCAAAAGATCGGGGGTTAGGGGTGAAGATTGCAGTCAATAGTTATTTTTGTGGTGCAGGGTTGTTTGATACCGGGCTTCTGGATGCCGGTATCGAGATTAACCAGGCGTTTGAATTAGATGTGGATGCCTGCAAAACCTATCGGCACAATCTTGGCAATCACATCAAACAGTGTGATCTGACACAAGAGCTGGTAATGGAGCAGGATAGCTGCGATGGAATGGTTTTCACTTATCCGTGCACTAAGTACAGCGCTATAGCTGACATTCACCAGACCCGGACCGGTGATGAGCTCTTTCTTCACGCTCTGAGACATTTGGCTATCGCGAGGCCGGAGTTTTACATCGTTGAAAATGTTCCGGGCATGAAAGCTTTCCCGGTTGTTATGGAAGCCATGACAAAAATGCCGGACTACTACCTGAATGTATTTTGCCCGGTAAAGGCTGAGCTGTGGCTACCACAACGCAGAAATCGGCTGATCATTATTGGTACAAAAAGGCCGTTTAAAGTCAGAGCGCCGGAAAATAATTATCGAGTCAAACTGGCTGACATTCTCGAAGCTGAACCCCGGGTATCTCTGCCAAAAGCGATTAGAGCAAGGATGCAGGGAGAGTATCGAGACTTACCGATTATCTCTGACCCGGAAAGAAACGACCTGGCTCCAACGTGTGTTGCTCATTACGCAAAGGACAAAAGCACTCGGCTGGTAAAAGACAGCCGGTTCCCTATGGGCGTTCGCCCTTATTCCGTCAGAGAGTTTGCCCGGTTGCAGGGTTTACCGGATTCCTTTGAGTTTCCGGTATCGGACACCGCAGCTTATCGCCAGATTGGTAATGGTGTCCCCCGGCATTTTGGTATCTGGGCCGGTAAGGAAATGGTTCGCTACATGGGGGCAGCAGCATGAGCAGGCTACCCATGAAACGCCTTTTTCTTGTTCCCATACTCGGCGGCCTTGCCGGGTATGAGGTTCTTTTGCTGTCGGTATGGGTGCCTGCACTGAATCAGCCGCGACCATGGCTGAGAAAAAAGAAGGGAAGGAGCTGATGAAAAACATTATCCAGATAAACAACGGAGTTCTTACAACAACGACATGGATTGTTGCCGCTGAATGCAACCGGCGACACAACAAAGTGGTTGAGGCGATTGACGGTTTGATTTCAGAGTCTCATATCAATCTACCCGAATTCAGGCAGATTGAAGTCACTGATAGCAAGGGGCGTAGTCAAAAAGCCTATGAATTGACCGAGGCGGGATTCCTTGCCGCTATGCCGTATATCTGCGGCGTGAAGGGTAAGCAAGGTCAACGGTTGTTGGTTGATGAATTTATCAGGCTCAGAAAGCAGATCGAGCAAGGTCATAACTTTTTGCAATTGGAGCAGAAGGAGCAAGCCAGTATTGCCGGGCGAGGCCCGGCTAACTGGCGATGGTGCAAGCCGGTTTTTGATGCTCAGTTGAGTTTGCCGCTGGCTGAAGTGGTTGGCATTGAGGGACGGAAATGAAAATCAACATCGGAATCGACCCGGGCAAAACCGGCGCTATCGCTTTTCTGGAAGGGGAGGTATTAAAGCGCGTTCTGGATATGCCAGTGATCCCGGACGGGAAAGGCAAAAAGGACAAGGTAGACGGGGCTCAGCTGAGAAGGTTTATCGCTGAGCTGACTGCTGAATCCAGGCAGGTTCACGTTTATCTGGAGCGTGTTGGAGCAATGCCCGGACAAGGTGTAACCAGCATGTTCAATTTTGGCCGCTCCTTTGGAGTGGTTGAAGGTGTTGTTGCAGGTATGGGGTTGCCAGTGACTTATGTCACACCCCAGGCATGGAAAAAAGCCTTCGGACTGATCGGTGCGGAAAAAGACGCCAGTCGTGGAAGGGTAGTCGAGTTGTATCCCGAGGCAGATGTTCGCAGAAAGAAGGACTCAGGGCGTGCTGATGCGATCCTGATCGCCCGGTATGGAAGCCAATCGAGCTATTAAGCCATTTGCAGGAGATCAGTTTATGAGCATGTATCCGCACACGGGGGCCGCCCTGATCAATGCGTTCAATTACAGCCTGTTCGATACCTATAAATCGGCATGCTGGCAGCGACTCGCTTCAGAGCTTTGTGACAAGTACCCGGAGTTGGACAGGCCGATACCGGAAGATCGGAACTTTGACCGCAGTCGATTGACAAGAAGCGACTGGGCAACACAGGCTGGCATGGTTTCCGGTTTGCTCAGGAACCGGTTAAGTAATTTGGAGTACCATTTGCTCAGAATCCGCTACACCTTTGATGGGGAAATGCTGTCACAGAAGCCCGGTATCTCTGTTCGCCTGAAGATGACGGACAATCTCAGGAGCGCCCTGGTTGAAGGCTGGCCAGAGATACACGGCGCACTGCGTATTCATCCGGAGACACCACGGACGTTAGCGGAGCGTACGGTTAAGCTGGAATACCTTGGGCTCAGGGCATTAAGGCCGGATGTCATCAAAGACACATTCAAAGCCAGCGGTGAAGAAGCTCAGAAGACCATCACAAACCAGCAGTACAAAGTGAAGAGATCCATTAATCAGATGGTGCAGGCTGCTTATAACAATGCGCAGATTGTGCTGGAGTCGGAGGGCTTAACCAAGGCGGCAGAATAAAGCTGACGATGAAGAACGAATAAGCACGATAGTTATGTCACTTATGCGAACTAAGTTCGCATAAGTACAGTGTTGAACGCGCCCGGCCCCGCCGGGGGAAGCTGACATGTAGTTTTTGGTCTACCTTGAGGTTTTCATTTTAACTCGTTGTTGATTTAGATGAAGACCTCTGTTCAAGGGATATTTGCTGAGAACTT